TTGGAAAAAAAACGCCAAAACATTTGTAATATCAAAGATTATCCATATCTTTGCACCGCATTTAAGAAATGCGACAACATGGTGACTGTAGTTCAGTTGGTTAGAGCGTCAGATTGTGGTTCTGAATGTCGAGGGTTCGAGTCCCTTCAGTCACCCAAAAGAAAGAGGAATTTCAGTAATGATTTTCCTCTTTTTTTGCTATATATCAAGCTTTTGGGAGGATTAATCCAAAAATATGTCGTAAAGAACCACATTACAAGTAACGTTTTAAACCTACAAGTAGATAGAATTTGTTTACCCATTGTTTACCCTAAGATTATGGCAACATTTAAAGCAATCATCAAAAAAGAAAAAATGCGTTCCGATAAGACATGGAATGTTCTTATCAGGTTAACACATGAGAGAAAGATAAGATATATCTCCACTACCATGTATGTCACCAAGAAAGATATTACCTCCGGCTTCAAAATAAAGAATCAGCAAATAATCGATAGATGTGAAGAGTTAATCAAAATTTATCGGGAGAAAATATACAAACTGAATATAGAATTGAATGCCATAGACATAGACACCATAGCCGAATATCTTAAATCATCCAAGGATGACAAAAGCGGCATTGATTTTATTTTATTCGCAAAAAAGTGGTGCGCTTCACATCCTGAGATAAAGGGTATGAAGAATTACACAACAGCTTTAAACTCATTTTGTACTTTCTTTGGAAGAGAATCTATTCTTTGTAACGAAATAACAGTTCAGAAACTAAAGGAATTTGAAGAATACCTGTCTGAAAAGAAACGGGCACAATCACTATACCCCAGCGTCATCCTGCGTCTATTTACAGAGGCAAGGGAGTATTATAATGACGAAGACAATGACATTATAAGAATTAAGCAGAATCTTTCAAAATATAAGCCAAAACAACAGAATGTAGCAGAGAAAAGAGCTTTACCGGAAGAAACTATAAAAACTATATTTACTCTCCCTTACGATAACAAAAAGATTAAGGGATATACCAGTAGGCATGACTTGGCGAAAGATTGTTTTATATTATCATTCTGCCTAATGGGAATGAACTCTGCCGACCTATATAATGCAACTGAGTTTGACGGGGAATACATAACTTATTACCGTACCAAGACCAAAGACAGAAGAAATGACAATGCCAAAATGATTGTTCGCGTACATCCAATTATACAGCCACTCGTAAATAAATACAAAGGCAAAGAACGCGTATTCAACTTTTACGAGCGTTTTTCTTCTATGGCAGACCTCAATCGAGCCATCAATATAGGACTAAAAGAGGTTGGATACAAAATAGGCATAGACAATCTTCAATTCTATGCAGCCCGGCATTCTATGGCTACGATAGCAATAAATAAGGCTGGTATAAACAAGTATATTGTCAACGAAATGCTTTGCCATACAGACTCGTCCATGAAAGTTACAGACCTCTATATACAGAAAGATTTTACGCCTATTAATGAAGCCAATTTCAAACTTATCGAATATGTGTTCGGAAAGAAATAGTATTGCTTTCTGTAGTTGGGCAGCTACGGGGATTTACATTTTAGAGGGGGCGACTATTCAGCCAACCCTTCTACAAATTCCTTCAACCGGTAAAGCCGGATGATAGCCGGATTATAAAACGCATCCGGATAATGCTGCTTGATGTCGTTAATGTTCGCTCGAACATACAAAGATGTATCGTAGATATGCTCGGATTCACTCAATACTACCTCTTTCGGTAACTGTGCTGTTTCCGCCCAGTGCATGATTGCCTGTACTGAGGCTTCGTCAAATTGGTATTCTTCTTGTGACATAATAATTATTAAAGTAACTCACTAAGTGGGATTATGTCTGTTTTATATCCTCTCATGGTTAAAATTTCTTTTATATTTCGGGGTAACTCCCATTCAATACCTTTTTTCTCAGCTAGAATAAATTTTCCACTTCTAAAAAAATATTCAAATCTCTCATCGGCACGATTGTGTTTCATACAACAATACTTATTGCCATCCTTATATTTTACACTGTATATTTGGTATTCGAAAAAATAACAAGGGTTTCCATTACTATCACATTCTAAAGTATTATCTTCTCTTTTAATAAAAAAAGGTATATCATTTCTGCATATTTTAGTTTCTAAATAGACAAGATTCAACATATTTATATTTCTTGCAATATTCTTCACATGATTCAAGTTATCTCCTAGAGATATTACAAATGACTTTTTCTCTTCTCCATTAACTAATACTGTATGTAAAGCATATAGTTTAGTACCATAATATTGTGTAACCGTAAATTTACATTCTGTACATTTATATGGAATAGGATTATCTTTTTTCTGAATCATAGTATTATAAAATCAAAGTTACTTCACAAAAATACAAATCAAGGAAGAATTATCAAATAGAAACGGACAAAAAGCTTTAATGGAAGCCAAAGCACGTCATAAACAAGTCTGAATTTTTACTGAAATATGAGCCATAAAAGGAAAGACAGTTCAGTAAGTTTCCTTTCCTTTTATATAATTTATCCCCCTACTATCCATACCTTTTTTCCAAACATTATATACAATATGAGACAAATAATTGCAGTTCTCACTTATAACGTTTTCATCGACTGTGAATTCATTACATCCTATAGCCTGATTAGATTTACAATATTTTTCAATGCCTTTCTTTTTATATAGACAACATAGCCTTTGATTTGTATAGCTATTTTCCTTATAATATTTACATAAAAAACAGTTCTTTGCATTTTCGTAATTCTTATATACAATTGCCCAACCAAAGACAAAAGGGTTTATCCATATAGTACGATTTGCCAAATAATCGAATGTAATCTCAAATATAGCAGATGAATGTCTCTGAGTATATATTTTGCAATTGCTACGATTACTTGGACAAAACCCTTGCATAGAATCCAATAATACGAACTTATTAAGCATCAAACCTTCAGTTTCAGATATTCTACATCTACGTTTAAAATTATAAAAATTCACTCGTTCGCTCTCGGAAATCATTCCACTTTGTATAATAGTATTCAGCTCATATTCTGAATTTAGAGCCACCTCAATAATACGTATCCCAGACCCTAACTTCCCCTTCTCACACTGATGTGAAACTAAAATTTCGATGAAAACAGGTTCATATTTATTCTCCGAATTGGTAAGAAGCAAATCTGCACGAAACCCCTTATATGTTTTTTCTCGAGTGATTACATTGTAATAATTCTTTAAGTTAAAAGATTGGCTCGTTTCTTTCTCACAATAATAAGAAGAAGTATAGTCATCATGATTCCATAGACAATGTTCAAAATTAGAGCATCTATCTTTTGTTTTAAAAGAGATATTTAATGCACCATCTGAATTAAACCACTCTTCAATTCTTTTCTTAGCAAGAGCATGAAGATAAGTTTCATAGCTACAGTTTTGCGGTCTTATCTTATGAGCATAATGCTTTACTTTAACAGAACCTTCTTTTACAACCATTTCTCCTTTACAATGAGGACATCGATATTCTATTCCTTTCTGAGCATTTTCAATACCAACACACTTTTCATTCTTATCAAGAGCATACGTATATTTGAGTTCTGTCATAATATTAAATCTACCAACCATTCCTATTAGTAAAATTGAACTATCTCTCTTTGTTTATATCTATAAAACTAATATTATTATATTCTCCAAATTTAGCTTGCTGATTATTTGTCAAAATTTTAATTTGCCACTTCATATCATCATAAGAGTTTTGTCCATAGTGATAAAATATAAATTCTTTTTCTTTACACCCAAATTGAGATTGTCGTCTAAAAAAATCATCAAAATAAGAATGGTCGGTTTGCCCCAAAGAGTATCCAAAAAATATTATTCTTTCTGCGTTATCCAAAATATAAGGTAAACCCTTTACTTTTTGATAAGGACTATGAGATTTATACAAAAAAACATGCTTTTTATCTACTTGGGCATTATCTTCTACGCCAAATACAAAGCCATTCTTTAATGTACCGTGTACGTGGTTAATTATATATTCTGATTCATTATATGAAATATCACTTAGTATATTTTCAATTGTATTGGTATAATTAAATGTAAGGATATATACTGGGGATAACTTAAACGCTTGATCTAATACATAAGTGCCCATAGCTGAGAAATAGCCCCCTTCTTTAGTCACCTCCATCAAATATGACTTTAAATGAGAGCACAATTCATTGTATTCATCACGCAATGTATCACCCTTTTTAGGTTTACCTTCTATATATATTCTTGGAAGAAAAGTACTTTGTGAATACACACTTAACTCATTTTCAATATCAACCCATAAATTTAAAGATTGCTTCTTCCGAAGATAGTCCACCAAAAAATTGTTCTTTATATCAGAAAACCAATGGCTTTTCATAAAATCCTTATAAGAAGTTTTCAGACCAAGATTTAAATCAAACCCGTTACCTACAACAAACACTGTTTTATAGTTTTGCAATTCATCCATAGTATTATACAATCAAAGTTACTTCACAAAAATACAAAGCCAAGGGAGAATTATCAAATAAAAAGCAAATAAAAAAGCCCCGACTTTCCAGCCGAGGCAACACTTATCTGAAACGATAAGCACAACATCTACGTCACAAAGATACAAATTACCACTGAAATAGATTATAACTTATTCCTGCACCTACGTACATGCCGCCCGGATACCCATATCCAGCCTGCAATCCCAATCCCCAACGCTTCTTCTTCGACTTAACGGGGACCGGATGATAGACGTCATTCGTCACTGTCTGATAAACCGTCCTCGGATACACAGTCATACTATCCAGCTGCGGGTCTACATATCCGCTCACCACCGCACGATACAAGCTGTCTTCATATACAACCCGTTTGCGATGAAGCAAGGTATCACCTATACGTACAGTGTCATTCGGCAATATCTGCCAAAAGACCGCTATCGGTGCGGAGATAAGAACCGTATCAGTCTTGACAACCGTCTGTATCTTTGTTTCGGTACGGATTTCTGCCGGCAAAGGCTCGAGCGGACGGAAACAAACCGCCACACAAGCGATTGCCAACAATACAACTAATAGCCAGGGTAGTTTTTTCATAGCTTCAGTACCTGATTACGGTTTCTACCGTCCGCCCGATAACTCACATGCACCCAGGCGAAATTACTCTCATCAATCAACTGGTCGAAAGGAAGGTTCTTGCGAATATACTCGAACAGTAGCTTGTTCTGCTGTCTGTCTCCGGTATCAATGTCCGCCGCCTGCCCGCTCATGTGCTGGCTGGTTGTCGCACCGCCAACTGCCTTATTCAATGCCGGGCAACGGTAACCGCTGTTCACAACGATAGGTTTGCCATACCATTCGCGTAGCGGGTCAAGAACGTTATCTACCAATGCAGTCAGATTGGCTTCTATATCACAGCCACATCTGTTGTCAATTCCTTTGCGGTCGGCAGTTGTCGAACGGCAAAGTTCTTTTATCGTAAAATACTTCATACATCATTTGATTTAATATAAACATACACTACATTTGCAGAAGCCTTTGTTTAAACTTTAAGTTTATGCTAAAAAGGGAAGGGAGCCGTTGCGAAACACCTTCCTTCCCGTGAATTAATAATCGCTCGGTGGCTTCCGCCCGCTACATCCCCGGACATCACACCGCTTTGCTTCCAGCTTTATCTTCTCTATCTCCAGTGTAGCGTTCTTTTCGGTCAGCTCGCGGATACGCTGGCGGTCTTCATTCTTCTCGGCATAAAGCTGGTCTATTTTGGAATCAAGTTCCACTACCCTGTGTTCCTTTTTCTCGTACAGTTCCTTCCATTCAGCAGCATACGAGGTGATATTGTCAGCTTCCGCCTTGCGTGCCTCGGCTGCCGCCTTGCGCTTCTTTGAATCATAGAACATGAACACACCGAACAGCGGAAGCAGGATAGTAGTAACTATCCCTCCGGTGATGTTGAACAGTTCATTCAGATGCTCCATCATACCTTCATCCCCGTTACATGTTCATCACTCCACCCCTTGGCATTCCAACCGAGAAGAATGCCGGCAATAAACGCACCGGTACTCACAATGCTTGCCCAAAACGGTACATACTGGTAATAAGCCAGCAGACCTACAATCACAGCCACCACAACAGCCAAAACAATCAGTTTCTTTTTCATCTACGAACTTTTTTAATTAAACAAAAAAAGCCCACGAACGCATCCTGTTAAAGACACGTTCATGGGCGTTAACCAATAAAACATGACAAATATACTCATTTACAATCACTTTTCAGCGAAAGTAAACAAGAAATTTATGAGTAGGGAATATCTTGCCAGGAAAGGGCTGCCAAACTATGGCAGTAGAATATCAGTAGAACCTATAAAATCTACCCACATTCTACCACACGGCTAAAAACAGGTGTTTTTTTCTTCCTTTTTACAGCCTTCAAATCACGTATTATTGTATTAGAAAGAACCTCTGAATACACCTCCGTAGTTCTGACCGAAGTATGACCGAGCAGCTTCTGGACGGTGGTTATCGGAACACCTTGGTGAACAAGCAGGGTCGCACAAGTATGACGGGCTGTATGATAGGTTATGTGCTTCCGTATCCTGGCAAGGGCAGATAATTGGGCAAGATGCTTATTGGCTTCTGAATTAGGTCCGATTTTAGCAAAATCTGTTACTATATCGTAACGTTCCAATACAGCCAATGCCTTACCCTCAAACAGAAGATGTAGCGGAAGTCTTATCTCCACATCTGTTTTGACAGACTTGAAATAAAGCCACCGCTTACCATTCACACGAATAATGTTCTCAGGTGTAAGCTGGCAGAAATCGGAATAGCGCAGGCCGGTGTAACAGCAGAACAGGAAGGCATCGAGTACATGGCGAAGCTTCTTGTCCACATCAAGGTTCTCCAGCCTCTTCAACTCATCCGGAGTCAGGAATTCTTTCCGCCCTTTCTCTTGCTTTATCTTATACTTCCGGAAGGGATAAGCATCGGAAGGAATATAACCCTGATTAATGGCTTCATTCACCAAGGTACGAAGCTGCCGGAGATGTTTGGCTATCGTATTGACACTATTTCCCTTCTCTTTCAAATGCACTTCAAAATCCCTTAAAAAAGTATAGGTAATATCCTTAAAATCTATCCCCGGACGAAATTCCTGAAGTACGGTTACCGTTGTCAGAAGATTTTCCTTGGTACTTCTTTTACGGTCGGATTCCTGCACATAGATTCTGGCAAATACGGGGAAAGTGACATTGACCGGCTTGTCTTTCTTTATCGCATCTTTAAGTAGTGATAGCGTTACAGGAATGCCGCGCTTCCAAAATGATAATTCAATGGCTTGCAAATGTAAGACAAACTCGAATAGCATTGTGTTCAGGTCATTCGCCTGAGGATGGTTACACACTTGAGAAGTTTGTTTATCCCAATGTTCAGGTTTCAGATAAATGTTCGTTTTAAAGTATACTTTTCGTTGGTTAAGCAAGGCTTCAGCTTGCACAAGGGCCATTCCCTGTTTGTTTAGCTGCTTCTTTCGATTATACACTAAGCGGTATTTTATTTTATCCATTTTTAAGCCAAATGTACTTTTTTGAACGGGAAGCTACAAACCGATGTGGGAGAACTGATTGGTACAACCACTATTGAAAAAGCGGGGTTGTTATCTCCGGATTTATTCAAGGTATATCCTCATTTTGTAAATGCTTACGATTCTGTATATAAGATTGCAGACAATGTGACTGACTGGTATCGTGCCCCGATAGCGGTCTTATGCAATGATTCTGCTGATACGTGCATGGACTTTTTATCATTTATATACATACCAGATACAGGTTTGGCGGCTTCCTTAAAAAGAATTTTAAAAAAGCCGCTTCAAGTAAAATACTACATAAAAGGACGTGACCTATTCGTATCATTTACATTCAATAACGAGTTACCTAATCATGCGTATATTTTATCGCCTTACGGTGTCCAATTGGTCGGAACACCGGACATCATCGACGATAGCTTCACGGAGATAACGGAGACGCTATAA